ATAGGAATCGTTGTAGGAGTTCCCCACGCAGATCCATTCCACTCACCAGCATTTGTTCCTGAAGAAGGACCTGATTCTCCTCCTCCAACTAAACCTGCTGTTTCAATTCCTGTTGCAAAGGGCTTAATTCTTCCTTGAGGGTTAGCTGTTATTGCTGTCCACGAAGCTCCGTTATATTCTTCAGCTGTAGCTAAAACAGGTGGATTTTGTCCACATACACAAATAGCTGCTGTTTGGGTTCCAAATCCTCCAACTTGTCTTTTTGCTACTGGTAAAGCTCCACCACTCGACCATGCTGCACTAGGTATGGCAGTTTTAAAAGTATCCGATGTAGAATTATACCAAATCTGTCCTTCACCAACACTCGCCGGTGGATCACTACTAAGGAATTGAACTTTTTTTCCAAAAATTTCTTTGTATGTTGCCATAATTAACTCGTTGTTATCGTTTGAGCTGTTGGTGCCGCTGTGAATTCTTCTGTTACATTTGTAACAGATCCTGTATTTCCACCAAACATTACAGTAGATGAGTTACTCGATCCTGCTCCTCCTGCTCCATATCTTGCAGTTGTAAGAGTTGCTGGAGAGGTTGTCCAATTTGTTCCATCGTATGTTTGTGAAGTAGCAAGCGCTGTTGCAGGGATATTTGTAGATCCACCAGATATTAAACCTGATGTTAGGGTACCTGCACCAGTAGAGGCCCATCTAACTGCAGGTAAATTAGTTTCTTCAGACCAGGCAGTTCCATTATATTCTTCTACTACACTTTGAACCAATCCAGGAGGAACTAATCCTCCAGCTACAAAAGCAGCTGTTTGAGTTCCTTGTGTAGAATTTACATTATAACGAGCAGTTCCCATAGTTCCACCTGCAGCCCATGAAGCGCCATTATATTCATCTGATGTATTTAAAACACCAGCTCCACCTCTATAACCACCATAACCTAAACCTGCCGTTTGTGTTCCTGCACCACCAAGTCCCATCTTTCCTGCTGGTAAAGCGCCTCCTCCCGTCCAGGCAGTTCCATTATATTCAGCTGTAGTAGTTACATAGCCAGGATTTCCACCAAAAGCTAAGGTTGCTGTTTGAGTTCCCGCAGCTGCAAGATTATCTAAAGACGCAGGATAGTTTCCCCCTTCAGCCCAACTTGAGCCATTATATTCTTCTGTTGAATTTGTTACAGACCCTGTATTTCCTGCAACAGATATACCAGCTGTTTGAGTACCAGTGCCACCCATACTACGCACTGCCCCTGGCATATTTCCACCACTCGCCCAAGACTCAACGAACGGTGCTACCTTCAAAGCTCCTGTTGTTGAATTATACCAAATTTCTCCTTCCAATAAATTAGAAGGATCAGTTGCAAGTGATTTAATGTTGAATCCGCTTATTTGTTTATATGTTGACATTTAGCTCCTAATTATTCTTTAGAAGCCACCCTTGTGTCGCGCCAGAATAAGCCAAAGTAAATGCCGATCGTTCTGTTGAGGATGTTAAAACCGCATCTGCTGACTCACCTTGTATTTTTTCTCCACTAGCCGGGGTGACTGTTAATGTATTTGAATCGAACGTTCCTGCATAATCTATTACAGATACTTCATCTCCAAGCGATCCTGCTGGCAAAGTTAAATTACAAACATTCGATGTGGTATCAATAAAATACCCTTCACCTGCTACTGCTGTTTTAGTAGCACCTGTAACAACTGCTTGCCAAGAAGTTCCACCGGCCATTGCTGTCCACGATAAAACTCCAGAACCATTTGTTTTCATTACCTCATCCGCAGCACCTGTGGCCACGGGCAAAGTTAATGTATATGCTGTATCTGATGTAATAGTTGTAGGCGCTTTAAATCCTACATATGCTGAACCGGCGTTATCACCTAATCTTAGGGCACCTTCTGCATCAATTAAAACGTTCGTACCATCCCAAGCAAAATTGGAAGAAGCTCCAAACGCCCCTGAGCTATTAAACTGTATTTCTGTAGTTGAACCTGCTGGTGAACTTGTTAAGCCAACTTCTGCTAGAACTGGATTAGTACCATCATTAGCACTTGCATATAAAACTCTCCAGTCTTTTTGTGTAGTGCTCCAAGTAAAACCTGTGTCCGAACCAGATACATATTTAAATTGCACAGTGTAAGCTCCGCTTGTACTGTTTTTAACAAAATACCAGGTCTCTACATCGAGAGGTATAGTTACAATTTTATTTCCTGTAATTGCTTGAGGAGATTCAGCTCCTAAAATAATAACTCTTGTTGCAAGAGTTGCACCTGTTGCTCCATCCAATACTGGTAAAGTAGTTGTGTTTGCACCTGCGCCATCTGTGTTAAGAGTTTGAACTTTATATCCTGCAGATAGTTGTTCTATAAGATTTAAATTTACATTTGTTTTTGTTCCCCAAGTTCCAGCGTTTTCGCCAGTAACCATTAATTCAACGCCCAAAGGGGTATATGTAGATGGCATAAGTTATCTCCTAATTAATACGTATCGTGTATCTTTTTATATTTAATATTGTTCATAATGTCAACATAGATTAAACAGGGGTTACACGTGTATAACCTGCGCTTTGAGTTCCAGTAACTCTAGTATATCCTGCACTTTGAGTTCCTGTAATTCTCTCAAATCCTAATGGAGCTACATTTCCTAAAGTTATACTAGCGGATAGCCCTGTCAAAGATACCGTCGTTAAAGTAGATATCGTTACGCTTCCTACTGAAGACGTAGCTGAAACTCCACTAACCGGTACTCCAATTTCTGTAACTACCGATCCAAGAGAAGAAGTTGCTGAAAGTCCAGTTGGTTGAACCAATGGATTTGAAGTAATAGTAGGAGATCCCACCGAAGACTCTGCAGAAATTCCTGTTAAAGTAGTTGTGTTACTTGAATCTATAGTTGGCGCTCCATCAGAAGAAGTCAGTGAAAGTCCTGTGAGAGGCACACCAATTTCTATATTCAACGACCCATCAGAAAGAGTAGCTGATATTCCTGTTAGTGCAAAAGAAACATCTGATCTTCCGACTGGAGTACCTACAGAAGCGGCTAAGGAAATACCTGTTAAACTGGCAATTGTAAGTTGAGTAGTAGTAGGTGTTCCTAAAGTTGAAGCGGCTGATATTCCTGTAACAGGAAGCGTTAGTCCGGACTCGCCCCAATTTTCAACTCCCCAATAATCACTTCCCCATCCTTGTTCAGGATAAGCGACTACAGTTCCAAGTGATGAAGCTGATGAAAGGCCTGTTAATGTAAGAGTGACGTCAGCTTGTTCACCCCAAGTATTTTGTCCCCAGGTTGTTAGGGCTTGATTCCAAGTATTAGCCATAAGGAAGGACTCCTTATGCTAGCTGTATAATAGCTGTTGATGCGCCTGCTGCTGGAAATTCAATAGTAAATGTGCCAGAAGTTACAGTTTTATCGCTACCGAAATTAATAGCAAGAATTGCTCTTTCATTAGTGAAGCCCGTAACATTTGTAGAATTATAAAGTAATAATCCTCGAGCTGTAAAACTAGCCGAGGTCCAACTTTCATTAGAAAAATCACAAACTGCTGTATCACTATCTAAGGTAGGATCAATATTTGTTAAAGCTTTTCCTCCACTTGTATATCCAGAACCTGTTGTTGTAACTTCATAAGTTGAAGTCGGATCTGCAGTTGGGTCAGATGCTGCTGCCCATACCGTTGTTGATTTACTTAAGACTGCTGAGTTGCTTGAATAAAGAGCACACATAATCGTATTTCCGGCAGGCGTACTTCCAGACGCATTTAAATTATGTCCGCCCTGTAGAAGCTCTTCTTTGAAACTGTTACAAATTTCCGATGCTATTGCCATAAAAATCTCCTATTATTGAGGCGGTGACTCGATTGGTATTCTTATTGTACCATCCGTGTAATCGTCTCGTCTTCTTCTACCAATTTGCATACTTGCAAACGTTTGTAGTTCTTGTTTATACTTTTGCTCGTATAATGTCAACATATCTGCTGGGCCTTTTAAAAATCCATAAGCTTCAACCAAAGAGGCATATAAGAGGCCTTGAGGGAAGTACCTACTAATATAGGTTCCAGAAGTATTAGTTTCTAAACCTGTAGGCACCTTATTAAAATAGATTCTATATATATAATTCACATCAGGAGTAGGTGCTAAATATATAGATCCTGAAGTAGTATCAGTAGTTCCTGTCGCTCCTCCAAACATAGCATAATATTTAGGTTTTCCTGTAACATCAGCTCCAGAAGTTGTGGATCCTTCGGGACCTGTTAATTTTCCTACATATTCAGTTAAAAAAGTTTGATCACGTTTTTGTAACCATGTACCCATTTCCGTAGAATTAGTAGCATTAAAAACTTGAACACCTCTAACAAATAAAGTTCCAGCTGGAACTCTAATATTATCTACATCTGCAGCCATAGTTCCTTGGTCTGTAAATCTATCAGAATCCATTGGTAAATCATTATTGATTCTAAATTCTGCATTTTCAATAAATCTGCTTAGAATAGCACCAGTAAAAACAGTACTGTCTACTTCAGTATAATTTCTAATGTCAGCTTCTAATGCTGAAAGTGTATATCCTGCCATTATGCTTCTATGGTTACCGGTCCAACGGACACTGGATAACCTCCTCCTTCTATTCCACCTGCTGTAGCTGTATCAGTATTTACAACAAAATAAAACCAGTCTGTTGTAAAATCTGTATCTCTAGCAGCTGCCACATATTTTCCTGTAACAATCGCATAACCTGCCGCTAAAGCAATTTTAGCTCCTGTAATTCCATCCCAACTGTCTGGATCCGCATAAGCTCCTGCCGTAGTTGGCATTCCTCTAAAACGGTAAGTGTCTCCATTTGTTAAACCATGATTAGGTACATTAACATTTATATAAGCAGATCCTGCACCGTAAGTTGTAAAAGGATTAAATGGCATTAACTGTGGAACATCTGGGGCAGTTCTTGAAGGTCTTGCATGTTGTAATGCTTGAGGATCAGCTCCTATTGGATGAGGCTTTAATTGAGGTTGCTTAACTTCAAATTCAGAAGTATGTACCCATGCACCAGTCCATTCCTGTACCATTTCTCTATATGGAAATGCTACACCAGACCTGTCTGATATTGCAAGTGCTCTTCTACCTTTTGAAAATCTAGCCATTATATGTTCGGGTAATAAGTTTTAGGGGTTATGTAAGTACTCGCTGGAGAACCATCTTCTGCTAATGCTCTAGCAAATTCATCTTCGTATAATAATTTCATCTCTTGTGTTCTTTGTGGTGAAAACTTCATTGATAAATAATATGCTAATCCTGAAATCATTGGGGGAATAAATCTATAAGGTGCATCTGTTGCATTAGTATAAGTTCCTACATCCTGAATTCTTTTTACATAATAAATATTTATATAATTAGATGCTGCTGTTGAATTAGGTAATGGGTAAATTGTAATGCTAACTCGATCTATGAATCGTTGAACCCAGTAC